TCAATAACTTACGGCTTTTTTGTTTTCTAAAAAATCCATTTCATTATCATTGCCCGCCGTCAATGTTGACGTGTCTAAGAACGAGTTTGACGGGAATTTGACTTGATTTGCGTAGTTCAGCAAATGACCCGCGTTTAAGTGCGCGTACTTTTGAACCATCTCTATCGTCTCCCAGCCGCCGAGCTCTTTTAGAACTAGAAGAGGCGTACCGCTCTGAACGTGCCAGCTTGCCCACGTGTGGCGCAGATCGTGAAAACGAAAGTCTTTAATGTTCGCTCTCTCTGTCGCACGGTAAAATATATCGCGATCAATATCACTGACGAACTTTCCGTTGCCGCGGTGAAATACATAGTCTGACACTCGCTTTGTCTCTCTCATTCTTAGAAAACTCAGCGCTTCGCGACTAAGCGGCAGTGCTCTAGCTCGCCCCGATTTTGCTACATCACTCGTTACGATTGCGATTTTTCGAGAGAAGTCGATTTTATCCCACGTCATTGATAGAATTTCTGTCATACGCGCGCCAGTCATTAATGCGAACGAGCAAACGTCGCGCATCCAGTCAACATATAAATTCTCTAAAAGTCGGCTTGCTTCTTCGTGTGTAATCCAACGAATCCGCTTTTTTGGCTCTTCGTTTTTCTCGACGTATGGAATTGAATCTACCCAGCCGGCTTGCTTAGCTAGATTAAGTGCGCGCATAATAGAAGTGCGGTAGCGATTTTGAGTTGACGGCGACATCTTTTCACCCGTGTTCGCATTGATCGTCGGCAAATTGTTGTATATGTCATCGCTTGTTAAAGAACTGATTTTTTTATGACCGATCGCTTCTCGCCAGTACTTCGCGTGTCTGATTTTTGTCTCGAGATCTTTCTGATGTTCAGCATCTTCAAGAAAACGAATCAGCGCGTGTTCTACTGTCCGCTCCGGTTGCTTATTGAGTTTTTCGACTGCCCAAGCTTCGTGCTTCATCTTGTCGTGAAGCTCTTGCGCTAGTTTCTTTTCAGTCGTGCGACTAGAACATCGAATTCGCTCGCCGTTCGGCGTTGTGAAATCGATTTGCCAGACGCCGTTTTGTGCTTTTCTGATCGACATTTCTGTTTCTCCTTGTTGCCGATCTGCACACACAGACGGCTAATATTATTTTCTTTTTGTATGTTTCGATCAAGATCTCTTTTGTATATGCGCCAGCCCCTGATCCCGCCAATCTTAAAAAATCCGAGCTCAAGTTTTCGCGCATATACTGTGTTATAGCTCATTTTCAAGAGATCTGCTGTTTCTTGTATCGTTAATGTTTCTTCCAAATTTCAAAGCTCCGCTCATCTCGAATACAGCACTTAAAATTCAAAATCATCAATTCATCTTCTATAAATCTGTCAAAAAATCGCTTAATAGATATGACGATTTCAATTAAAAACAGAATAAAAAACAGCGCCCACATTTCTGCTGCGCTGTCTAATATTTTCGTGATTATTTCAAAGCCCATTTCTTTGCTCGTATTTATTAAATGCGTAGATCGCCGCAATCTCAACGACTGCGATTATGAATAACGCTATCTCCCATTTCATACTGAATCCCTTCTAACTAGATTCTTCATTGCTTCTTGATGTAAGTGTATGTGCCACTCAAACTCTTCAAGATTCTTTATACAGTCTTGCTGATAGTATTTTTTCAGCAGTTTTCTATATCCCTCGATCAGTTCATCGCACCGTTTCTCGCCGATTCCTTTGAGTTTAAGAATTGATTCTAGGCCCATTGTGCGCAGCTCTGCGTATGTTTCAACGCCGTACTTTCTGAGAATCGCCCAAGTTGCTTTACTAGTGAACGGAACAGGATCGATATTTCTCAATTCGTCCATCCCTTTTTCTCTGATAATATCCACCTCGTGCGTCGTTTTTAGTCGCTCGAACGTTCCGCAATGATTCAGAAGTTTATTGATTTCTTCATCTGTAAACTCCCGTTTTTCAGGACTTGCGATAAAAAACGGCGTTACAGTGTGTTCGACTGGCGCTTGCTCAATTACATTGTTAATTTCATCATCGACAAAGTTTTTTATTTCTTCAGAAGCGAAAGCGTGACGTGTAGAAAGTGAGATATATTCAACGCGTAGAAATGTCTGCCCCATTACGTTTCTACAAGCGATCCCAAAAATAAAGGACCACGGTCTCGGCACGTTGAATGTTAAGTTATAATCCGTTTTTGACACTTTGCCATTGATTTGCGGAATCCCATTTTTGAACCACACTTGACCGTGTTTGCCAAGTTTAATCACACTTAAAATAAAAGAGCTTTTGCTGATGTTGTCGCTGATTCTCTTGATAACCGCGTTTTTATTATGTTTTTTTCTCGGTTTTTTGCTGTTTGCCATTGTCTATCTCCGAGATTCTCGCATAGCATTGAGCCAAGCCAGCGCGTCTTCTTCAGATTGGAAGACTCCACCGTTTTTTAATAAATTGGAATGATAATTTGAACCTGATTGAAATAAAAAATCAAAAGCTCGCTCACTCTGTTTGTTTAAGTCTAAGTAGAAAACTCTTTGACCCGCCGTCACAGCTTTTAGCGGACAAGGCAAAGTCAGTGTTACTGTCGGTTGTGGTTCTTCGTACATTCCAACGATGTTAAAATCATCATTAAAAGTAGAATTATACTTACCTTCTCTATTCCAACTTATGCGTTTAGCATAATTATTATTGTCTATAAAGAACCCCATGATTTCACTATATGGGTTAGTTTGGTATTCAGAAGGAACTTCAAATTTAACAAAAGCCTTATATCCATTTCTAAGCACAACTGGCTCACCGGCTAACGCCTTTTCTAAGTTAAACTCTTTCATTTTCTAATCCTTAATTTTCAATCTGTTAAGCAATAAAAAACCGCATTTCTGCGGTTTGTTAAAAACTTCCTCTTTCGAATAAAGCTAGTATTTCTTTCTTTGTTAATTTTGTTTTGCTCATCATCTCTTTACTTACACAAGTTTGAGCAATTGTTTCTTCATTTGTAATTAGAAGTGTTCCATCTGGTTCTTCACAAATGAAATACCCATTTGGCATACAATTCTTATTGAAATTTTCAATAATTTCATGAAGATTAAAAGTCATTTCTTGTATTTCACCTAATGTCATTGTTACTCCTTATTCTGTTTTCGGTGTCAGTGGAAGTGGTTGCCAATGAGTTACGTCATTAAAAATAATCTCACCACCAGTCCCGTCGTAGTTATCAGCCCACCATTCTGTTCCTTCTGAATTGTTGCAATACGCAATACGAATGTAATTTTGCTCCCACTTATAATCTTGCTGACACACTAAAACTCTATCGAATTTCTTCGGTAGCTTATCTTTTACACTAATCCAGCCGTTATCTTGTGGAAATTCAACAAGCTCTGGCTTTTCAAGTACTAAATCAGAGCCGTATTCTTCTTTTTCTTCTTCGCTTAACTGTTTTTCCTTACAGTCAGCTTTGCCAAGGACGACACCATAAACAGCGTAAGGTAAGTCATTCAACGCAAAATCCTCATGATCACACATGTCATCTGCGAACTCATGAGCTTCTACTGCACAATCTAAACAACTTTGCTTAGCTTGCTCCAATGTTTCATGTAAGTTGACAATATGAATGTCATTTGATACATCAACTGAGAAATATTTATTTTCTGTTTCTGTCATAGTTCCACCTATTTAAATAATTGCATTTTTAAACCAAAACATAGTTATTCCTCCATTTCTTCAACTTCGAAAATATCTGAACATATTTCATCAGCGTGAAAGTCAATTAATTTAATTCCGACATATTCGCCATAAGCAAAACCATCCGCATAGTTCCACAAGTAGTTATCCATACTTTCAACATCTGATAACTTCCAATTTCTATCTTGTTCGTGATAAATCTTACTTGTTACGATCGATAACACGTATTCCAAATGTTCTCTAAATGGGTCAATTACATCTGGTGAACCAGCCCAGAAAGCGGACATTTCAGTAATTCGTTCTTTAACTTCTGGAAAGTCAAAATCTATCTCAAAGACTGCGTAAATCTCGATAGATTCAAATGTTCTTGTGCTAACTTTAAATTTTTTCTTGCCTGTAAATTCCATGTTTATTCCTTAATGATTTGGATCTTCATCATCTTCAAGCCAATCTGCTTGTAGTTCACATATACCGATGTCGTAAATTTTTAATCGTTCACGTGTAGATAAATCACCATCTTTCCAAACGTGCAACACAATAAACTTATCAGTGTTATACAGTTGTTCTTCGTTATCTTCAGCAATAAGCAATGCTATCCACTGGTTATCTGTTTGTGTGTCAAATTCAAGTAAGTTGCCATCTTCATTTTTTAAGTTGGAAACATCTAATGTTTTCCCATCTTCTTCTTTTACCCATCTGTACTTGTACATAACTTTTTCCTTATTTCAGACACGAAAAAACACGCTATTGCGTGCTGTTGAGTATTTAAGTTTTACTTAATAACTGAATTAATTCTGCGGATAGTCAACAACAGGTAAGATGTTGACCGCAGGCTGTGCAGTTAGCGGTTCATCTTCAATATTCAAACGCCCACCTAATGTTGCATAACCCACAATATCTCGCCAATGGTCAACCTCGTGCGAATTTCCATTTACAATCCGCACAATCTTTGTAGCTATCATTGTGAGCGCATAGTATTGCGATGAATCCATGTTATTTCTGCCACTATTAATAACATCCATTAACTCTTTAAAATCCATTGCGCCCGCGTGAAAATCACCGTGCGTTGTTTCTCTTTGGTTTAATACTTCTTTAATCATTATAAATCTTCCTCTTTGACAAAAACTCCATCAATCATTTTGCCTTTACGGTCTTTGATTTGGTCATAGGCGTGTTGAATGCAGACTTTAAAGTCAAGTTCGTTAAATAGCGCAATTAAAACTAGGTTTATGAAAAACAGATCCATATACTCTTTTTTAATCTTCCACCCATAATTTATAGGAACCGAAAGGGCACCAAGTGAGTTGATAGCATCTAGTAGTTGTTCTGTTGTGTTTGTGTAGTTGTATTTTTCGTCTATAAACTCATTAATTATGATGTCCACATCAAAGTCAACATTCTCAATGATGTTAAGTTGTTTACATAAGATAACGCTCACTACAAAACAATCACCAATACTATCTTTGATGAGATCAGGTTTGCCTTTTGAGATACCACCACAAAGCTCACCAAATTCTTCCATTAGTTTCAGCATTTGTTTTTGTGGAGTAGAGCCTTCAATTAAATTTCTATCCTCAGCCCACTGTTCGATCTTCTCGATTAATTCTTTGATTTCTTTATTCATATTTCCACCTAATAAAAAGCCACTCGTTAAAGTGGCTGTTGTTCTGTATATGTAACTCAGAAAGGTATACTATCCTCTTCAAAGTTATCTGCTTGTTGCTGCACTGGCTTTCCAGCTTTCGCATTGGCATAAGCATTGTTTTGTGGTGCTGGTGCTTGCTGCGGTTGCGAATCTTGGCGACTATCCAACATCTGCAACACGTCACCTTGGATTTCAGTTGTGTAGCGATCTTGCCCGTTTTGGTCTTGCCACTTACGAGTTCTTAAACGCCCTTCCACATACACTTTCGATCCTTTTTTCAGGTATTGACCGCAAATTTCTGCTTGGCGACGGTAGAACACGATAGAATGCCATTCAGTTTGTGTTTTGCGTTCGCCAGTATTTTTGTCGATCCAACTCTCACTCGTGGCCACGCTGATTTTTGCCACTGCGTCACCATTTGGCATTGTGCGGACATCAGGATCGTTTCCTAAATTTCCTAAAATAATTACACGATTAACCCCAGCCATTATTTAAATCTCCCATTGTCTAATCTTTGTCTTAGCGATTCTGATAACTCATCTTGATATCTATGCAATCTTGCGTGGCCAGCAACTGTAACCAAGGCTAAATTATCAATTGAGTTGTTTGTCACATCACCATCAATATGGTGGACGTGTTCATCACGTTGAAGTTTTCTTCCTATTCGCTTTTCCATTACCAACCTGTGTACAAACTTTCCCTTATGCTCACCAAGCGTTATCCTTGGATATTTTTTGATACGCCAACTCCAACAGCGGTATTTTTGCTTGAGTTCTTTTTGCCTTTGGAAATATTTGTGCACCATTCAGGCGTGAATTTTCTCTGATAACCTTTCTTTATGCTCACCCTGCCTTTTTCAAAGGCATTACGAACACCATCAGCGCGACTTCTTAATATTCCTGCTTTTAAAAAACGATTTCGTAGAGTAGATAATGGAATCCCTGTTTTTTCACTCACTTCTGGAATAGAGTAACCATCTAGATAAAGTTCAAATTCATCAATAATCACTTTATTTACGCCAGCCATATCAACCTCTAATATTTTAAAGAAATTTAATATTTCTACCTGTGCCTTCACATTGAATGCACTGGCTAATACCATCAGATTGAACACCTTTTCCGTCACAACTAGTACAAAATGGTAACCATCGAAGTTTTTCAATGATATAGTTTTTTTCTGATGACTTATCTTCTTTCACATCACAATTGTGGCCAACTGAGCTATAATCACCGCTTATTAATTTAATATCGCTGTGTATTGCTCTAGCTATATCTCTAGTTTTACCTTTGCTATCAATGCCAAATTCTTCAAAGGCATTTGATAGAATTTCCTCAATAATATCTTCCATTTTATCCATCTCTTAATGCTCTTAATGATTTCAAAAATTGTGGTATATACTCATCAAATGCTTTCATCAGCATCTCATCTCGAGTTGCTGTGTATAGATAAAGCGTTTGTTTCTGGTATTCAGGACAATAGCTAACAAAATCCCACGATTTATAACCTGTAACCCACATTGCCACTTGAACTTGAATGATGTATTCAGACGGTACGCCACCTTCAAGAATGTACTTGATGTGCGTTTTCATCTTCGGACACTTGATTTCTAAGCCTTTTTGATGGCTCAAAATCAAGCCATCAGGACTAACCATGAGTTCCTTTTTCTCGTTGAGATAAACACCACCGACTTGAGTTACATCATGACCTGTTTCAAATTCATAAGCCATGCGTGCTAGTGGCTCAAGCTCGTTACCACGTTCCATGTGTTGTGATTTAAAGCCTTCTGTCACACCTTCAACGCTTTCTGCGACAAGTTCAGCGAGATAGGAAATCCAACCTCCTGATTTTTGGCCACTTGGTGTTACTATATTTTTAATTCCTGTGGCAGTAGGAATGCCTAGCCTTGCAACTAGCCATTCCTCAGTGCCTTGCTCGCAATCGAGCGTGATTAAGTTGTCAATCATAGTGGTATATCTTCGCCTACATCATTTTCTGTAACATTGGCTGATTGTTCATCAAGACGTTGATTTAACGTTTTAATAAAGTGTTCTGCTTTTTCTTTTGGCAGTTGTTCAAGAGTACTAACGCCATAATACGCAAAGGCTTTCACTGTATTTGTGTTAGTTAATTGAATTAGCTTTTGTAATTGACTTACTTGCTCAGAGGTTGCTAACTCAGTTGCTTGAACATCTATTAGATTTGGCTTTGGTGTAATGTTAATTGGCTCTTTATCATTTTCAACTATACGCTCCGCTTCGTCTGGGTCATAAATTCCAGTGAATCCAAAAGCAAGTCTTGCGCACTGAATCATAGCCTTATGTCGCAGCATTCGTTTTGGATGAGATTTCCAAGGCTGTGTGTTGCGCTGACATTCACCCATATATTCAGTAACTACAATTGGGCGAGTGCGATCTTTGCGGTAAATAGTACAAGTACAGCTATTATCTTCTCCAAAGACAAACTCAATACCATCAAATTGCGGATGTTCGTTCATAATTCGTGACCAACCATCAACCCCAACAATTGGCACAATTCCGCCATTATTGGGGAATGCGTAAATTTCATTAGTCCACGGATTTAAACCATGTTGATTTGCGACAACTAAAAGTGCAGTCATCTGCTCTGGTGTGACGTTTTGCCCACGAAAAGCAGTTGCCATTAAAGTTTGTGGAAGATTTTCACTAGAACCCATTTCAAAGCGTTCTGCGAGTTTGTTTGTTAAAGTCTGTAATGCTGTTGCCATTTTTCTTTCCTACTTAATTTTTGTTAGTTGAACTTGATCGCCATATTTCGCTTTAATTTCTCTTGCGAAAGCAACCGCTTCATTTATCGTGCCGGTAAAAGGAATTTTCACTAAAAACTCAAAAACAGGCTCATTTGTGGTAGTAGTGGATTCTTGCGTTTTTTCTACCGCACTTTCCACGCTTGACTGCTTTTCTTGCGCTTGAATAGTCTCAATATCGGCTTGTGCTTTAGCCTGAGCCTGAGTTTCTTCTCTCGCTTTAGCTTGCGCTTCTGCTTCAGCTTTTGCTTTTAATTCCGCTTCTCGCTTTTCTTCCTCTGCGATACGCTCTGAAATGATCGGCTCTAAATCTTGTTCGCCACCAATAAGAGATTGCCAATCCTTGAATAAATATTCGTAATTGATTGGAATCATCTTTCTGCGTTCAGCAATGCGAGCCCCTTCGGCTGAAATTTCACTAATAATTAAAGTCTTCTCTGCATTTACAGCTTTTTCTAGCGTTGCAATCGTACTTCTGCGTTTTGTCGCTTCTTCTAACCGAGATTTAATAGCGTTTCTTGAAAACTTACTGCTAAGTGCTATCGCTACATCGTTTTCATATCCGCTCATTGACCGGATAGCTTTATCTAGTGCTGTTGATACAATCTCAGACTTAATCTCAGCTTCGCGCGTTTTTACTGTTTTATCTAAGAACAAGCGTTTTTGTCTAAATTGTTCCGCAATTTCTTCTGCCTGTGCGATTAATTCTTGAATATCGCCATTTTGTGCGTTTTTAATTGCTTCACGTGTGCGATCTTCAACTTCTTTAAGCAGTTTTACTTCTTCTTTTGCTTTTCCAAAGTCTTCGTCTGTTTCAAACGTGCTTGTGATTGTTGATAAGAATTTCTCAGCTTGAGCCTTGAAATCTTGGATGTTGCAAGCTAATACCTTGCTTTCTGTTGATAAAATTAAACCAAATTCCATAATTAACCCCTATCTCCGTTGTGGTATCTGATATCTTGCTCAACGAACTGACCATTATCTAAATCATCAGGATCTACTTCTTGCTCTTCTTTTCGCTCAAACTGTGCGTAGTAGTCATCAGCACTATCGCACTGGCAAGCGGGTAAAAATCGTCTGTTTTTCATCTGCTCAATCCGTCAAATGTAAAATTGTCTTGCTGGCTTGCAAGAAGCATTTAGAAATTCTTCTCTGCTTTTCTGCCGTTGTTTTATTGCTGTTTCGCATAAATCCTTGCTAGCAAAATTGCGTTGCCAGCCTGTTTTGTTTTCTTGGTTTTTACCAATACGCTCAATAACAACAAACCCCAGTCCTTTTGGATGGGGTTCGATAGAGTAGGAGAGTGTCTTGTCACTTTTCTTTCTAGCGCGTACCATTTAAAAACTCCTGTTGTTCCATTGCGTAAGCTCTGAGATAAATTAGCTGTTCGCTTGCCAAGTTTGGGGGAATATCACCGTATTCCTTTTCCCATTCTTCGCTTGCTTCGCGTTCCATTTCAGCTAATTGTTCTTTGCTGATTTCAGCACTCAGATAGTGATTGTGATAATCACTGTTTTTCTCTAATTCTTTTGCGTGAACAGGATTGCAGCTCACACCTAAAATAAGCGCAAGAATGAATGCACCTGTTAAATTCCAGATATTAATTTTCATTTTTTCACCTCAAAAAAAAGCCCTCTCTCGAGGGCGGAGTGGTAATTAACAACTTATCAATAAAAAACACTCTTTGAGTGCGCTTTATTGATAGTTGCTTGGCTTTTTTTTACCTTGCCCAAGCTACAAGGCTTATGGTCACCACAACACATAAGGAATTGATTTTATTTTGTGCTAACTGTATATTTTTAATACCACAACACAAAATAAGGATTAAATCATGAAGAAAATAACGGCTGATAAAATAGCATTAGTTATTGCTCGAGATATTTTAAAAACCAATTCTCAATATCAAAGAGATATTAATTCAATGGTAGCAAGGGAAATTGCTAATTTCGTGAATACATTATCTGAAGAATTCCAAAAAAGCCTTGATGATGGTATTCAGTCATCAGATATAATTAGGACTTATAAGAATCAATCAGGTGGATAGCATCGCATAAAGATTCAGCAAGTTCCTTTAAAGAAACGTCTGTAGTGTTTGATGCACTTTCTAAAATAGCCTGTTTGATTCGCTCTTTATCGAAATCAGACAGGTTTTTTTCTACTACTACAATATTTAAATCTTTAGGATTTCCTAGTTGGTCATTCAAAATGACTTGCTTAATTATTTCGTAATTTTTGTTTGTCATATATTCTCTCCGTGTTTATTACTATTCCATAACACACTTAATAAATGAATTTTGGAATAGCTATCGTCTCTCCGATACGTCACGCCTTTAGCTAACGTTTGCTGTCTGTGCTTTCCATTTATTCCTACTGAAAACAGACCAAAAGTGAGGATCTTTTTCGGTTACTCCCTTGCGCCTTATTATGCGCAACCAGTTTTCACCTAAACTAATAATTGGATTGTATCTATTTACAATTCTGTTTGAGCGGTGGGTCTATATGGTCTTCCACACTTTCACTAACTCATCACCATCAGGCAATTATTAGTTTTAATTAAATTTTTAAAGAGCGAGGTTTAAGAACCTTTATTCAAGCCCTCCGTAAAGGGCTTAGTAAAGATTCTGATTACAGCTTGAAACCTTGATTTCTAGCGATTTGAAGTGAAATTTCATAAACTTTATCCATCACTTCTTCTTTTACCCAATCTACGCTTTCAAATAATTTTCTTACCTCAGACAATGTTTTACCTGCTCTGTCAGCGTAAGCTTGTAAGACCTCATTAATAACGAACTCTTTTAGTTCTTGTACGCTATTGAATTCCATCCTGTTCTCCTTGTTTGTATCTCGTTTTGATGTGTTTATTAAACACTATTTGTGTTTACTTGTAAACACATTAAACACATTAATTTTTTAAAAATTGTGTTTATGTGTGTTAAATATGTGATTTCCAAAGAAAAATATTTTTGAAATTTTTTGATTAATTGCTGAATTTGTGAGCTATGTCACAGAAAAAGAGAGGGGATTAGTGCGTCAAAAACAAAGCACAAAGGGATTTGTAAATAGAAAATGGGGAAATTTGATTGGCTAATGAATTGAGGGTAAAGAAAAACCGCCAGTGTGGGCGGTTTGTGATAACATGGGTGAATTATCTTAGCTTATGCAGTAAAATTTTAGTGGCTTTGAGTTCCCCAGTTGCAGAGTCTTTCTTCAGTTCCACAGAAACATCTGCCCGGACCGTTTTGTTTATTTTGAGCTTGTTCGTATTAATTCCTTTTGCGACTTCAATTCTGACTCGGTAATCAATCACATTAGGAATAATGCCTGCCCAACCTTTTTTAGGGTTATCCAAATCCAATGCACGAATTTGAATATCAATATCATTGTAATCCACTACATCTTCAATAGATGAAAATTCTATCTTTCCGTGTGGTGTGGCTTTTACTACTTCTCTTGGTATGATTGGCGGTTCTGTTTTATGATTTTGCCCAATAAATAATTCAGCATTTTCATCATCTTTAGTCGGCGACATCACATCAATAGCACCTTGTGCTACGCCTTTACGATTACGAATAGTGTGTTCAACCACTCGCTTAATATCTTGTGGCGACATATCAGTTAGTTTCGCTGCATTTTCCCAAGTTTCTGAAGATAGATAGTAATTATTGATAGTATTAAAACTCTGATTGTTAATTGTACCATTATCCGCACTTGCTGTTGCGGCTTTATACATACCATAAAGCGTGAATAGACCGACAACAGCTAATATAATTGCCCCTGTGGTTTTCATTGCTTTGTCTCCAAATTTATCGTGAATTTTTTTTAGAAAGGCATCATATTCAGCTTGTGAGTTAAAGAACAATTTTATAAAAGTTTCTTCAAGTAAGCTACCTTCTTCAATTGTTTTTACAAATAATTCGATATTACAAATGTCTGATTCAAGTAAAGTATTAAGTGTCGGTTTAGTACTTTTTACCAAAGTGTTCAATCCACTCAGTGATTTAATCACATCGCTAACGTGAACAGGTTTAGTGGTGGAATAATATAATTGTTGTGGAAATGAAATAGATAATTCATCGCCATTTAATGTAGGTTCCATTTATCTTCTCCTTTGTTTCTATAAATAACTTCAATGTTAAACCAATCTGCTAATCACAAAGCACAGACCACCAGAAGACTTTGCCTAAAATTGTAATCTCACTTAAATCAACCACTTCCTCAGGTGCGGAATCAGGGTTGTAACTTCTTATTCTCACTTGTTCATTTGGCATCTTGTGTAAGATTTTAATGCGTAGTAGACCACCGTGATTTATTGCGTAAATTTTGCCGTCTTTTATCGTGGTATTACCACGATCTATGCCTACCGTTGCACCGTCAGGAATAACAGGCTCCATTGAATCGCCATCCGCTGTAATACAGACCGCATTATCATATTGCACGCCTTGTTTGCGTAGCGTGGCTTTAGAAAAACGAAGCTTAAAGTTGTTGTAGTCCATGATGTCGTCAACAAATCCATTCCCCGCAGCAAAACGAATATCTTTCAAGAAAGGAACTTCTACCTCATCATCGTGAAGTGGGGTATGACGATCCCACAAATCAAATGAGCCAATATCTTTTACATTAGATTCTACTTTTCCTTGATCACCATATTTCAGCCAATCAAGAGTCACACCAAGTCCCTCAGCTATTTTTCCTAGAATGTAATCATCCATCTCACGAGTGCCTGCCTCGTAATTACCAATTCTGGATTGGTTCCACCCTATACGTTCACCTAGTTTTGCTTGGCTAAGTCTTAATTCGAGTCTCTTTGACTTAATTCTGTCGATAATTTTGCTCATAAAAACACCTCTTTTGAATTATATAACACATGGCGTGTTTATATAAGTGTTAAAACAAGTTGCCAATTGTGTTTATATGTGTTTATAATAAACACGAAATTTGTGTTTAATGTGTTAAGGATATCGTATGAATAACTTACAAAAATACAGAAAGGAGACAGGCTTATCTCAAGCTAAATTCGCGAAAGAGATGGGCTGGAAACAGTCAAGAATTGGCAATTATGAAGCTCGCGTGAGAACACCAACCCTGTTTAATGCGAAAGCGATTGTTAGAAAACTAAACGAGCTAGGCGTTAATTGCTCATTAGATGACATTTTCCCTTCTGTTCAAAACTAACTTACCAACTAACTAATAAACAATCTTCAAGAAAAGGAATTATTTTTCATGAATAGCAAAGAGATACAGAGATTGTTACACCGAGATTGTAAGAACAGTTCAGGCGGTATTACTTCTCTTGCTTATACGTTAGAGAAGTCGCCAAACATTCTTGGCAACAAACTCAACGTGGATTGCGAGCAGAACCAGCTGAGCTTTATCGAAGCGATCGAACTTATCGCCACCGTTCAAAGCAAGAAAACACTCTCCGCTATTGCAGCACAAATCGATCACATCGTTGTGCCTATGCCTAGATGTACTGATTGCGGTCAAGACGTTCTAGCAAGATTTCTAGATATTGCGGAATCAAGCGGACGAATTGGCAAGGAGATTAAAAGTGCGGTGAGTTCTGATTCAGAGCTTGGACGTAATTTATCTCAACGTGAGAAACAAAAAATCTTAGCAGAAGTGGAGCAATTAATTGAGCAAGCTATCTGTTTAAAGATGGAATTGGGGCAATAAAAAACCACTGTTGGAGCAGTGGTATTTAGAAAATATAAACCAAGGTGATTTATGAATCAATTATTAAACATTTCAGAGCAAAAAGCAAGACTTACGATGAGCAGTCGTGAGATTGCGTCATTAATTAATAAAAATCATAGCGACCTATGTCGTTCAATCGAAAGATTAATGGTAAAGGGCGTAATTAGGGGGTATCAGCCAATGGCGTACACCCACCCTCAAGAACACGGTCACAATTACACACAAACCCGTGTAACAAGCAAAGGGATTGAATATATCGCGTCACGTTACGTTTCGGAGTTGATGTTATGAGTACAACTTTCAGCAAATCTAAGAGATTAAAAATTGCAGAAAAATGTAATTGGCATTGCGCCTATTGTGGATTGAAGCTTTCTCATTCAACTCTCGTTATAGATCACGTCATACCTAAATATGATGGTGGTTCAAATGATATATCCAATCTACTGCCTAGCTGTATTTCTTGTAATAGCACAAAAGGCAAGAAAACACTTGAGCAATTTCGGTTTTTTATTGAGTTCCGTAATGCTGTTCCAGAAATGACATTTAATCAATCACAAATGGAGTTTTTACGTCAAAAAGGAGTTCTAGAGCAAATTGGGGATTTTAAGAAGGTTAAATTCTTCTTTGAGGTGGGGTTTTAGTATGAGTGTAGGAAAGTTACTTATTGATGATCAGCCATTACAAGTATTGCCAGAGCTAGCAAAAGCTATTGGTTTGAACGAAGCTATTTTTGTCCAACAACTCCATTACTTCTTAAATATCAGCAAGCACAAATACGAAGATCGTATTTGGATATATAACACTATTGATGAGTGGTGCGAAATATTTCCTTTTTGGTCGAAAAAAACAATACAGAGAACAATTAAAAGGCTTGAGGAAATGGGTTTGATTTTATCTACAAACAAATTGAACAAAATGAAAATGGATAAAACAAAATGGTACTCAATTGCTTATGAAAAAATTGAAGAATTGACTAGTCAAAATGACCAGATGCGATGTGACCAAAACGGTTCATCCATGAGGTCAAAATGGGATGATCGATATAGTCAAAATGACCAGATGTCATGTGGTCAAAATGACCATACCAATAACCAAAGAAAAGACTTCTATACAGAAGAAAATACCCCCTTACCCCCTAAAGTGGAAAACGAAAACGATCTTGAAAGTGCGTTCGATATTTTTTGGAAAGCGTACAAGGTCAAAGTCAATAAATCGGGCGCATTGAAAAGCTTCAAGTCTGCTTACAAAAAATATTCTCAAAAAACGAAATGCACTGCTCAACAGTTCGCGCAAATGCTTGCTGATGACGTTCATAAACGTTTGTCACTGTGTCAATTCGGATTCGATAAATTACATCCGACAACATACTTAAACAACGAACGCTGGGAAGATGAATACACGCAATCAGCGCAATTCAGCAGCAATCAAAACGCTAGCAATTATCAAGATGACGGCAACTGGGCAGAAAACGCAATGATTGTCACAGACGAAACCGGAAAAGTTAGAGTAATTGATCGTGATAGTGAGGTGATTTTATGAGAACAGCAAATCAAGTAGTAGCTAGCCTGATCGGCTCAGATAAAAACTATAAAGCGCCGGCAGTGAACGCAAAGATCGAAATCACGGCAGAAATGAACAAAACGATCGATTTTTTATTCACTCGATTAAAAACAATATTTCCGGCTTGGCGTTCTGCGTTTTCAAGCGATAACGAATACAACGAAGCTAAAAAATATTGGCTCGAAACACTTATCAACGAACGCATTACAAGCGTAGCGCAGATCAGAATCGGCGTTGAGCGTGCTAGAAAATCTGAAAGCCCGTTCTTCCCGAGTGTTGGTCAATTCGTCGCGTGGTGCAACGACGGCGCACTTGAAGCACAAGGAATGCCCGCGCTTGAAGAATTAATCGAAAGAATCAAAGCGTACTCGCGCTTTCACGGCTTTGATAATCAGCACGAATTTCAATTCAAAAACAACGTTGAACAATATCTCATCTTTGACTTGTATTGTCGCAATAAAGAATTTGGTTGGAGTGCGGAAGAATTGAGAAAACACGCAAAATCTTTCTTAAAAGCGACAGCAGACAAGCTATCACACGGCGAAGAACTGCCAGATCTAGCGCTGGCACTGCCGGAAAAAGCAAGTTTTATTGCACCGGAAGATCAACAGAAAATCAACTTAAACGGAATCGCACTCGCACGAGCAGCGCTGAAAGGGAAAGCAAATGTTTAATACTGAAAAGAAATATCAAATCATCTACGCAGATCCGCCGTGGAGCTATTTAAACAAAGCAAGTCGCGGCGCTGCAACAAATCACTATAACACAATGAGTTTTAGCGAGATTGAAGCAATGCCAGTGAATCAGCTAGCCGACGACAACTGCGTTCTGTTTATGTGGGTAACATTTCCGGTGCTTCACAAAGCGCTAGATGTGATCAAAGCGTGGGGATTCAAGTACAAGACGATCGGATTCAACTGGGTTAAAACTAACAAAAAACAGACTGATACCTACTTTTTCGGCTGCGGCAACTGGACACGCGCGAATAGTGAAGTGTGTTTGATTGCAACGAAAGGTAAGCCGCAACGAGCAAATGCGAGCGTTTCTCAAATTATCGTCGAGCCGATTCAGCATCACAGCAAAAAGCCCGACATCGTGCGTGAAAAGATCGTGGAATTAATGGGAGACTTGCCGCGCATTGAGTTATTTGCGCGCAATACGACTGATGGCTGGGACGTCTGGGGGAATGAAGTTTGATCATCAATATGGTCAAAGGGGCCGGCGGGACGTTCGTTGCTTGTGACGAAATGTACTTGCCGGCGCTTCAATCATTTAAAAATGGCGAGATCTACGAAGTCGAGATAAAACGACCGAGGAATCCCGCTTTTCACAGAAAAGTTTTCGCTTTTTTTAAATTCTGTTTTGAGCACTGGACAGCAGAGAATACAGAGCTTGAATTTTTAAGCGAAGCGAAACAATTCGATACATTCAGAAAGAATCTCACAGTGCTTGCTGGCTTTCGTGAAGTTACTTACACGATTGACGGCAGAATGAGAGTAGAAGCGCAGAGTCTTAGCTTCGGCAATATGAAGCAAGATGAGTTCGAGCAGTGCTATAACGCACTAATCAACGCTGCGATAAAACATATTTTCAATAATACGACTGATGAAAACGTGATTAATCAGTTGTATTCGTTCTTTTAGCGGAGGTCTTGTGTTCTCTTTACTTCTTAGTGATTTTGCGATTGTAACGCTATCGCTTGGGTTGTTGTTTATTGTTTGCTTGTCATTCGGAGATTTTTTGTGAAAAAAATTGATTATAGAAAAGAGGCGAAAGGCCGCGATTGTCAAGTGCGCTTACCTGGAATCTGTAATTTTAATTCAGAAACGACAGTGCTTGCTCACTATCGAATGGGCACGGGAATCGGTAAGAAACCAAGTGATAAGCGCGGTGCGTGGGCTTGTTCTGCTTGTCACGATGAGATCGATCGTCGCACAAGAAGTATGGATTATGAGTTCGTGAGGCTAGCTCACGCAGAGGGCGTTTTCAGAACACAAGAAATCTTAGAAAGCGAGGGGAAGCTGTGAGTGATTGGTTAGAAATAGCACTGCCGTACCCGCCAAGTGTGAACCACTACTGGAAGCATACGCGCAGCGGAAGACATTACATTTCAAAAGCGGGGAGAGAGTTTAAAAGAATCGCGACCGAAGTTTGTAAACAGTTTGATTCATTTGACGGCGCAGTAGAGATAAAAATGCAGATTTACTTTCCGGATAACCGCGATCGAGATCTCGACAATCTGCCGAAAGGAATCTTTGACAGCTTAGTTGGTGCGGGGCTTATCAAAGATGATAATCGAAAAGTGATTCGCAAATACTCGATTGAAGAAATGGGCGTAATTAAAAACGGAATGACGATAGTTAAGATCAGGGGCATAGAATGACGAAAAAGTTTAGCGATTTAACACTCACAGAAGATCAAGAGTATTTCGTTGACAAGTGGATGGATGCTTGGGGGAATTGGATCAAGACAGAAAAACTCGACAAAACACAATTTAATATCATCGCTAGACTGATGCAAAGCGTAACGCCGGCAGAGCCAAGCGAAGCGATGTGCGACGACGAAACAGGGATGATGATTAGTGAGATTGTCGATCAGTTCTTCGCTAAAAACGACCGCACTTTACGATTCATTATCTTTTCGTACTACGTGAACAAATGCACTATCAACAAAATAGCTGTAACGTTGAGAAAGAATAGCGAACCAATTCCAATGAAAGCCAGTCCGGGTAAATCAAAAATCAGAGTTCCAAGTATTCTCACCATGAGAAAAAACGTAGAGAAAGAGCTAAAACTAGCGAAAGCGATAATTCACGAACTTCTTGTAACTGGCTTTGTAATTCTTCAATCTGGTAGCAAACGTGCCGTCAACGTGAAAATCAAGTATTGACAAAAAGTATAAACCTATATATCATTTCAATACATAGTGGGCTTTGTTTAAATGAAGTTCACTAAATGAGATTTTATAACCCTGACTAGAAGCAGTCGGGGTTTTTATTTAAGGGTGTAGCTCAACTGGTAGAGCAACGGTCTCCAAAATCGTATGTCATTGGTTCAAGTCCAGTCACCCTTGCCAAATTCACAAGCTCAGTCTTCACGGACTGGGCTTTTTTATTACCCCAAAAGCAAGGGGGTGGAGATTATGAAAATGAAAGATGCTGGGGCGCAATCATATATTTGGTCCGGTTTTGGTGGACTACTTGCTTGGCTTGGTGATCAGCAGAATTTAATGATGATTAGTCTTGCGATCGGTATTGTCACAGCTCTTGTCAATCTATCCTCAAAGTTTCATGAACGAAGAGTTCGAATTAGAGAAGAGGAAAGAAAAAGTAAAACAAGAGAGGAAGAGCGCAAGCTACGGATTCGTGACGAAGAAAGGAAAGAAGAGCTTCATCGGCTTCACGCAGAACGATTGAAAAAAGGGCTTGATATAGAATGAAACACGCTAAGAAAATAATGGCTTGTTCTGTTGCAGTGATTATCGCTGCTGTCATATCCGATCACTCAACTGAGATTCGTACTAGTGAGCGTGGACTAGAAATCATTGGCAATGCCGAGGGGTGTGCACGTGAACCATATAAATGCCCTGCTGATGTTCTAACCGTTGGTGTTGGCTCCACGGAGTTAAGTGGATTACCGATTGAGCGTAAAAGATATTCAGATGAAGAAATAGCTAAACGTTGGGTAAATGACATCAAAGTGGCTGAAAAATGCGTTAATGACTGGGCTGACGGTAAGAACTTGCCACAAAGCGCTTTCGAAGCTGTTGTGTCACTAACGTTTAATGTTGGTTGTGGAAAATTAAAATACTCAACATTATTCAAGAACGCACGCAGCGGAAATATTAAAGCGATGTGTGATCAATTTCCACGTTGGAAGTATTCGGGCGGTAAAGTATTGCGTGGACTTGAGATACGCAGACAAAGGGAACATGAGCTATGTTTAGCCGACTTACACAAATCTTGATCATCGTAATTTTGGGCTTGTGTGTCGCGTTGTGGTTCCAGTTCCAATCTATTTCTAACTTAAAAGCCAAAAACACCATTCAGGCCCAAACTATTTCACAACAAAGCGAGAGTATTAAAAATCTCAAACAGCAAGAAGAAATAAACATGCAACTCACGCTTGAAATCAGCAGATTAGAAAGTGAATCACGGAGTAAATCAGATGAAGCAATCAATTCTATTTCACATGATGAAAAAAGTGCTGACGCTTACAATGCCAGTGCTCCTCGCTCTATTATTGACTTCTTGCGCAAGTAAACCAGTCGCGCAAGTATGCCCACAAATTCCGGCCGCACTTCTTGCGCACTTAGATAAAACAGGTTTCACGGGACAGACGTATGGTGATGTGTCTAAATACTCGGTTATACTCAAACGAGAACGTGATGTATGTCTTAATCGTGTAGATAAGATCAGAGAATGGCAGAAAGAAGATTTAAATAAATAAAAGGCGTGGCGGAGGAATACCACGCCTTTTTATTAGATGACTGAAAGCTGTAGTTTTTTACCGAGTGCTGATAAAGCACGGCTTATTGTGTCAATTTTTGTGCTATGCGAGATATTAGTAATACGTTGCATTTCTTGTGGTCGAACATTAATTCTTCTTGCTAATTCAGCATTAGAAATATTTTGTTCAACCATCTCATTTAATAAAAGCACTTTAGCAAAAACACTATCTGGTAACTCAATTAAAACTTCATCTTGTTTTGCCTCACTTGGTAATGGAACTTTGCGGAAATCTTCAAAATAAAAGTCCATTGATGTAATTAAGGCATCTTTTGCCATTGCTACGGCATCGTCGAAGTTATCACCACAAGTTAAAGCTTCAGGTATATCACGAAATGATACAGCATAAAGCCCGTTATCTTCTTTATCAAATTTTGCTGGATATAACATAACTCACCTCATTTTAATGAATGCCCCCTTAATTCGAGGGCATTTTTTTATTTTAGACCTAATTGCTTTTTAACTGCTATTTCAGTTCCCTTTGCTATCTCTTTACTTGGATGTCTTGGGAGAGCTGATTGATTGCCGTTTAGGTAGAGCTTAATGTGGTTTGAGCCTTCTTTGGTTTCTACCCCTTGAGCTTTTAGCCATCTTAAAAACTCACTTTGTTTCATCGTTCCTCCGTGTTGTTTTAAGATGGTTTTATAATAAACAAAAATGTTTATACTGTCAAGAAAAAATAAGCAAAAATGTTTATTTTTTTTATTCATTACAAAATGTAAAAGGTACTCCTGACGGGAGTGGGCTCTCCGCGGGGTTGGGCGCGCGCGGTTTTCGACAGTTTTTTGAATTTCTAGTCATCATCATCATCTGGGTTTTTGTTGCATTTTTAATCAGTTTTTTCAGACTTTTAATCAGTGGGTTTTTTAGATTATGGATAATTTATTCGACATAAAATTAAACATAAATCAGATCGCCGAACTGGTTGGAATGCACCGCCAGACGGTATCTCAGCGTGTTTCTAGTTTAAAGCCAGCAATTGGCAGTAATTCAAAATTAAAACTCTATTCTCTATCTGATTTAATCAGAACGGGGTTAACTGAAAAGATGTCGACGGATGTCGATTCATTAATGCCACTTGATCGTAAAGCTTTTTGGCAAGCCGAGAACGAAAGATTGAAGTACGAACGTGATACGGGCGAATTAATTCCAGCTTTTGAAGTTGCACAAGAAATGAGTGCTTTAGCAAAAGCGGTAGTTCAAACATTAGAAACATTGCCGGATATTTTAGAACGTGACGCAGCACTTCAACCGAAAGCACTTATGCGAGTACAACAAATTCTTGATGATCTAAGAGATCAAATGGCATTACATATTCAAAACAACAATCATGATGATTCAGAGGATTAACCATGTTTGCATCTGCTAAAGATATTCGACGAGATATAGCGAGTTCAGTGAAAGCACCGCGTCGAATGAAAGTATCTGAATCAGTCTATGAATATATGCGTGTTCCGATTGGTGGTGGAAATTCTATCAAATGGGATAAAGACACCGTAGGTTATTTAATTGAGCCGATGGATTGTTTAAGTTCTCGTGAATACGACGCGGTTGTTTTTGTTGGTCCCGCGAGAACAGGTAAAACGATCGGATTAATTGACGGTTGGATCACTTATTCAATTATCTGCGATCCGTCCGACTTTTTACTTGTTCAATTAACGCAAGAAAAAGCAAGTGAACACAGCCGAAAAAGGTTGGATCGTACTTTCCGCTGTTCTCCAGAAATCACAAAAAGACTAAGTCCGCGTAAAAATGATAATAACGTGCATGATAAATATTTTCGTGCTGGAAACTTATTAAAAATCGGTTGGCCATCTATTAACGTACTTTCATCATCAGATTACAAATACGTTGCACTGACGGATTACGACCGATGGCCCGATGATGTTGACGGTGAGGGGGACGGCTTTTCGCTTGCGTCAAAACGTACCACGACATTTATGTCATCAGGAATGACACTTGTTGAAAGCTCACCAGGAAAGGACATTGTTGATCTTAAGCATCATCCAAAATCAACACATGAAGCACCGCCTACAACAGGGATTTTAAGCTTATATAACCGGGGAGACAGACGTCGATTTTATTGGCCATGTCCAAATTGCAAAGAATACTTTGAACCAAGCATGGCGAATATGACTGGTTATAGAGATGATGATGACTTTGTAAAAGCCAGCGAAAAAGCACGATTGCAATGTCCGCATTGTCAAAACTTAATCGAACCATCGCTAAAACGTGAGTTAAATATAAAAGGTGTTTGGCTTAAAGAAGGGCAAACAATAGATAAGAAAGGGAAAATTAAAGGAAAAGGAAGAAATACACGTATTGCTTCTTTTTGGCTAGAAGGTCCCGCTGCCGGTTATCAAAAGTGGGAGCAATTAATATATAAGTTATTAACTGCAGAACATGAATATGAAATGACAGGAAGCGAGGAAACTCTAAAAGCAGTGACAAATACTGACTGCGGATTACCGTATCTTCCACGCTCCGCACTTGAACAACGACGATCTGATGAATTAATGGAACGTCGCGAAGAAGTCGAAGAAAAAACAGTGCCGGCAAATTGCCGGTTTTTAGTTGGCGCGGTTGACGTACAGGGTGGCAAAAAACGTCGCTTTGTCGTTCAGATTGTGGGCTATGGCGAAAGTGGTGAACGCTGGCTAATTGATCGCTACAACATCTCTTTTACTCGACCAGATGAAAATGGTGAAACGAAAGAGATTGATCCGCGGATTCCTGAAGACTGGGACATTCTCATTTCTGATGTACTCGAAAAGAAATATCCGCTCTCCTATAACAAAGATCACCTAATGCCAATTTTAGCGATGGCAGTCGATAGTGGCGGTGAAGAGGGTGTAACTGACAATGCGTATAAATTCTGGCGACGTTGCAGACGTAACGGGAAATCTAAACAAGTCTATCTAGTTAAAGGTGACTCAACAAAACGCCAAAAATTAATTACAAAAAGCTATCCGGATAATACTACACGATCAGATCGTCGCGCGTCCGCGCGTGGAGATGTTCCACTTTATTTACTTCAAACTGACTTGTTAAAAGATCGAATTAATAACGCCCTCGCACGTGAAACTGCGGGGGCTAATTATATTCACTTTCCAGAATGGATTGGTGAGTGGTTTTTTAATGAATTGACGTATGAAGAAAGAGGACCTGACGGCAAGTGGCGAAAACCGGGTAAAGGCAATAACGAAGCCTTTGACTTGTTTTGCTACGCCCACGCCATTGCTATTTTGCGAGGTTATGAGCGGATCAAATGGGGCGATGAAAAAGACGTGCCGACTTGGGCGAGATTACCTGAAATTAATTCCGAAGTGATTCGCAATGATCCTGTTTCACGAAATGCGCAAAGCAACATTGTAGAAGAAGTTTTACCGAAGCAATCAAAACCACGAGCAAAGAAAAAAAGTAGCTTTCTTGGTGGTGGAAAATCTGGGGGGTGGTTGTGATCTACACAGCAGAAGAACTAAAACAAAAGATAAAAGCACTTGATGAAAAGATCGAAAACGCACAAAGCCAAGTGAGTTTTAACGGAAGATCGGTAAGTTTTCAGATTAGTGAATTATCGAAACAAAGAGATCGTTATCAAGCAATGCTTGAACAACTACTAGCAGAAACAGGACAACGATCTAAAAAACACCGAATTAAATTTGCGAGATTTGTATGAAATTAATTGAAAAAATCATTGCAGAGATTTCACCGGGTTGGGCGGCTCAACGTGCACGATCTCGTTTGGTGTTTAATGCTTATGAAGCCGCCATGCCGAACCGAACGCATAAAGCAAAACGTGAGAAAGGTGCAGCAAATACTAGCGTTAAACAAAGTGCGGTCAGTTTACGCGAACAAGCCAGAGCATTAGATCAAGATCACGATATTGTTATCGGGATTTTAGACAAGCTGGAAGAACGTGTAATTGGTTCAAAAGGCATTCATATTGAACCGCAACCGCTTAATTTAGATGGTGAAGTAAACGAAGAATTAGCGGAACAGATTCGAACAAAGTGGGCTGAATGGTCCGTATCGCCTGATGTGACGGGAATGTACACGCGACCAATGCTAGAGCGGATGTTGTTGCGGACGTGGTTACGTGATGGTGAAGTGTTTTTACAGTTAGTGCGCGGTAAAGTCTACGGATTGGAATACAACACGAAAATACAGTTTGCACTTGAAGCATTAGAACCTGATTTCATTCCGATGAATAGCGATCAATCTAGCAGACTTGTGCAAGGTGTACATCTTAACGCTTGGAGAAAGCCTATTGCTTATCAAGTCTTCCTTGATAATCCTCAAGAATCGGTCAAAACATACGGCAAAGTGAAAACTGTTCAAGCTGAAAATATGTTGCATCTTGCATTTCGTAAGCGACTTCATCAGTTGCGTGGTATTTCAATGTTGCACGGTGTAATGATTCGACTTGCTGATTTAAAAAACTATGAAGAATCAGAACGTGTTGCAGCAAGAATTGCCGCTGCTTTCACGATGTATATTAAGAAAGGTGATGCGCAAATTTACGGTTCTGACGAAGTCGATAATAGCAATAGTGATTCCGAGCAACGCGATTTTGAAATTGCCCCCGGTGCGATCATTGATGATTTAAAACCGGGCGAAGATATCGGATTGATTAATTCTAATCGTCCAAATGTCAATCTTGAAAACTTCCGCAATGGTCAGTTGAGAGCAACGGCAGCGGGTACACGCTCGAGTTATTCAAGTATTGCGCGAGATTATAACGGCACATACTCAAGTCAACGCCAAGAGCTTGTGGAAAGCTTTGAAGGCTATGCCGTTTTACAAGATCATTTTGTCGCGCATATTTCACGACCGATTTATCGCGAATGGTTAAAAATGGCGATCTTGTGCGGTGAAATCAAAGTGCCATTAGAAGTCGATCAATCAATGCTATTCAATGCGGTTTATTCAGGTCCGGTTATGCCTTGGATTGATCCGATGAAAGAAGCGCAAGCGTGGGCTACGCGCATTCGTGGCGGTCTAGCAACAGAAAGCCAAGCAGTAAGAGCGAGCGGACATAATCCAGCAGAAGTGAAACGCAGACGTGTGGTGGAAGTTCAAGAAAACCGCGAGAAAGGTTTGAAATTCGACACAGATTTAACTAATACACAATCACAAGGAAATAAACATGAAGAAAAAAACAGCGATAGCACTGACAGTGGCGATGGCGGCAGCAAGCGTTCAGATGAATAACGATACGCAGAGCTGGTTTTCAATCAAAGCGGGTGCAAATGACACAGCCGAAATTTCAATTTATGACGAGATCGGTGGCTGGGGAATTAGTGCGAAAGCGTTCGCAAAACAATTGAAAGATCTTGGGAATGTGAAAAAAATTAATCTTCACATTCACTCTCCGGGCGGTTCAGTATTTGACGGCATGGCGATCTTCAATTTACTGAATAATCACACAGCAAAGAAAATTGTGTATATCGACGGATTAGCCGCTTCAATGGCAAGTGTTATCGCAATGGTAGGTGATGTTGTCATTATGCCAGAAAACGCCATGATGATGATTCACAAGCCTTGGGGGATTCAGGGTGGTGATGCCGAAGATATGCGCAAGTACGCAGATTTACTCGATAAAATCGAGGAAACACTTATTTCCGCTTATACCAAGAAAACGGGTAAAAGTGCGGAAGAATTAGCAGAAATGCTAGCAGAAGAAACATGGCTCAATGGTAAAGAATGCGTTGAACACGGTTTCGCAGATCAATTTGTCGAGCCTGTCAAGGCGATGGCAACACTTAATTCAAAACGTTTAGAGGAGTTCTCAAATATGCCGAAAGCAGTAAAAGAAATGTTGTTCTCGCCAAAAGCTCAAACAACACAACAAGCACAAGCGCAACCAGCGGTAGTTAATACTCAACCAGAAAAGGTTGTTGTTGATAATTCTGCCGAGATTAAAGCGCAAGCTGAAAAACGTATCGCAGATATTAAAGCAGTATTCGCTCCATTCTCAGGTCATCAAGATCTACTTGTTGAATGCTTATCTGACTTAAATATCACTGCAGAACAAGCGAAAGATAAGTTGCTTGCTAAACTCGGTGCGAATACAACACCAAGTGCCAATGGCGGTTATGTTGATAACGGTAACATCGTTGGCGATAGCGTTAAAAACTCATTGTTAGCGCGTGCTGGTAAAGAAGAAATTGAGAAAGACAACGCATACAACGGCATGACATTACGCGAATTAGCACGTGCGTCAATCGCAGATCGTGGCGTGAGTATCAGCGGTATGAATGCGATGAATATTGTCGGATTGGCATTCACTCACTCATCTAGTGACTTTGGCTCCATCTTGTTAGATGTGGCACACAAATCAGTGTTAGAGGGTTGGGCGGTTGCAACGGATAACTTCGATAAGTTCACAACGAAAGGATCGGTTTCTGACTTCCGCAAACATAACCGTGTTGGCTTAACTGAATTCGGATCACTTCCAGTTGTGAGTGAAGGTGAAGAATACACATACGGCACAATTGGTGATAAACAAGTTGCTGTTGCTATTGCAACATACGGTAAGCTGTTCTCTATCACTCGCCAAGCAATCATCAACGATGATATGAGCATGTTAACGCGAATCCCATTCTTAATGGGTAAAGCTGCTCGCGCGACGGTTGCTAAACTTGTGTACAACTTGATTACATCAAACGGCAAATGGCAAGACGGAAAAGTGTTGTTTAGTGCAGAACGTAAAAACTTGTTGACTGGTTCCGGCACTAAAATGGATGTGACGACTATCGATAAAGCTATTCAATTAATGAATGGTCACTTGGATGGCGATAAACAGCCGTTGTTGATTGAGCCTGAATTCTTACTTGCGCCAACATCTCTCGCAACAAAAGCAAAACAAGTTGTTGGCTCAACAAGTGTAGAAGGTGCAGACACTAACTCTGGAATTATCAATCCAATTAACAACTTCGCAGAAGTGATTAAATCGCAACATTTACAAGTTGCCGATGCTGTGTCTTGGTATTTAATCAACTCTCAAGCAATTGAAGTGAACTACTTAGACGGTGCAGATCAACCGTATCTTGAACAGCAAGATGGTTTCACTGTTGATGGCGTAGTAAGTAAAGTTCGTATTGACGCGGGTGTGGATGTCATCGATCCGCGCGGTATCGTGAAAGTGACTAACCAAGGCTAATCAAGCGTAATTTCAAGCCGCACTCTAAAAAAAGTGCGGTTTATTTTTTCTCAAAAATAGGATCTAAAAATCATGGCTAAAAATTACATTCAAGATGGCGATACGCTACGTTTTACAGCTAAAAAAGCGGTGAAAAGTGGTGATGTAGTAGTTGTGGGCGAAATCGTCGGTGTGGCAATCACTGATGTTGAAAACAAAGCACAAGGCGTTTTACGTGTAACTGGTGTTTTCACAGTGAAAGCGAAACAAGCCGACAACATCGAAAAAGGCGCGGTGCTGTACTGGGATGAAAGTGCCGGCGAAGCGACTACAACTAAAGGTTCGCATAAAGTGCTAGGTAAAGCATGGAGCGATTCGGGTACATCATCTACTGAAGTTGATGTAAAACTCAATGTCTAGTCCATTCGATCAAGCGTTGGCATCAGCGGATCAAGCGATTGAAAAAACGATGATGTCAACGTATCTAATTAACAATGAAGAATGCCAAGCTGTTTATGACGAAACGCCAAAAGAATTCGAACCGATGAATGGCATTGTTCGCACGCTCACTTTGTATAAAAAACAAGGGTATGAGCCGAGAAAGAATGATGTCGTACAAATTGGTGATGTGGAATATCTTGTTACAAGTTTCACGATCAATGACGGATTGATCATTCTTCAATTAGAAGAGAATGCGAAATACTAATGGCTTTTGAAGATGACATTAAACAAGCGCAAAAAAAGCTTGAAAATCTGAATAAAAAAGCAGTGCCGAAAGCGACTGCAAGGGCGATTAACAAAGTCGGCTCAAAAGTGATGGTGCGCAGTATTGCTACTGCAGCAAAAGAAGCGGATGTGCCGAAGAAGTTAATTAAAGGACGGGCAAAGCTTGAAAAAGCTAAGCCTTCTCACTTGTCTGCGTACATTAAAGTTAATCGTGGCAACCTTCCCGCTATTCGAATTGTGGCGGGGAAAGGCAGTCCGTTTTTAACACGCGGTAAGCGACGCGGACAATTAAAAGTCGGTAAACGCTTTTATGAGCGCGCTTTTATTCAGAAATTAGCAAATGGTCGCGTTCACGTTTTACAACGACAAGGAAAAGCGCGCTATCCGATCGATGTTGTCAAAATTCCTTTAGTTAAGCCGCTCACTGAAGCTTTCGAGAGTGAAGTAAAAAAAGCACTCGAATCAGAAATGCCGAAAGAGATGAAAGCGGCACTGGAACATCAAATTAAACTTGTGGTGAAGAATAAATGAAAATTCATACAGAGATCAGAAAGAAACTTGTTGCTGACATCTCAAAGCGTTTCAAGAGAGTGAAAGAAGTGATCAATGGTAAACCGTCGTTTGTTGACATTGAAAACAACTCACCGGTTGTGGCGGTATTTATCAATAACGTAACACCAACAGGTTATCTTGATGAAACAAACAGTGGGATTTTACACATCTATTTGATGATGAAATCCGCTGCGCGTGAAGACAGTCTTGATAAGTTAGCACAAGAAATTCTTGATTCAAATATTGTTGAATCTTCATTATCTAGTCTAACTGAAAGCGTGGTTTTCTCGTCTTTTGACTACGATCAAGATGAAGAAAGCGGAACGTGGATCGCGGCTGATATTCAATTCACTATTACTTACACATTCGGAGATCAAGAATGAGTACAAATAAAAAAATCACACCGATGAAAGGTGCTGGCACACTATTCTTTCGTTTGAAAAACGAAAAAGAAGCAACTGTGGTTGTGAGTGGTGTGTTGCAAGTTAACGAAGTCAAAAAAGACGCTAACTGGGATCGCATTGCGAAAATCAAAGAGTTGCAACCTGGCGAAATCACAGCGGAAAGTTATGAAGATAACTACTTAGACGACGCCAACGCAGAATGGAAAGGCACATCACAAGGTGCGAAGTCTGCCGGTGAAACATCAATCACGCTTGCGTGGTTGCCGGGCGATACTGCACAACAAGCGATTGTTGGCGACTTCGATTCAGGCAAGAAAACTTACTACATGGTGAAATATCCAAATGGTACGCGAGATGTTTATTATGCATGGGTATCATCACTAGGTAAGACGGTGCCGCAAAACGAAACAATGACACGCACGATCAAGTTAACAAACGTCGGCAAACCGTCATTAGCAGAAAACAACAACGCTGGGGATGAATAATCATGTTGAAGAAAGTTGAGTTCACACTAAACGGTACTGCAATTCAATTATCTGCGATCTCTGCATTAGGCTATCTTGATTATGTTGAGTACATGAACGAGTTAGAAAAGCCGGAAAGACCAACAGAATCAGATACCGAAAAAGAATTACATCGCAAGCTTAATCAGGCGAACAAGTTAAATCTATTGGTTAATACTCGCTTGATTGCGATCTCGATGTCTTATGCAGAAAAAGAAAAAACAGTTGATGAAATCCAAGATCATCTACTGAATAACTTCACACACGCAGACATTCTAGTATTACTTGGTAAAGTACAAGATGTTTGTGAATTTCCGAAAGTCGAAAAATCGGAAGATGACGAAGTGGAAAGTGGTGAACCAAAAAACGCTTAGAGGCTGAACTCAGCTTTATTCTGAAGTTAGCGCACGAATTTAAGCGACCAGACTTTAAAAGAATGCTCCGAGAGATGTCTGTCTCGGAGTATTTTTTTGGTGTAAATACTTCGGAAAAAGACCATTTATGTTAGAGATGATCGACTATGCGCAGTCGTCGATCGTGAGTTCAGCTTATAACGTTGCTGCGGGTAAAGCTATTTCAAGTGCACAAGACTTTTCTGTGTTAAATCATGTTGTTAGAAATAGCGAAATGACAGATGCACAAATTGAAGATGCAAGCGGCGCAACTGCAGGAGTATTGAGAATTGAATCAGATTAGCAATTTAAAAATCAAGTTGACTGCTGAAACAGCGAAATTCACTGAAGAAATCAACAAAGCGAGAAATTCTCTTGGTGGATTATCGAGAACAAAAAGCGGTATTGATTTAACGAAAGTCGCGTTACGTGGTTTAGCTGTCACTGCTGGAGTTGTTGCTACTGCATTTGCCGCGGTTTCTGCTGCCGCAATGCAAGGAATTAGCATTTATGCGGAAACAGAACGCTATATGGCGCGCACCGAAGCGCAACTAAAAGCGACTGGCGCGGCTGTCGGTTTTACTGCGAGCGAGTTAGATAAGTTTGCTCGATCTGTCGCGATGAACACGCTTGCAAGCACAGACGGTATTCGCAATGCAATGTCCGTTTTGATGACGTTTAAAAGTGTAACCGGTGATATTTTTAAACAGACGATCAGTCTTGCGCAAGATTTGGCGGAAGTGTTTAAAACAGATGTTGCGAGCGAAGCTAGAAACCTTGGGCGTGCGTTAGAAACACCAACCGAAGCAGTATCAATTCTGAAAAGAAAAGGGATCGAACTTTCAGAATCACAGCAAGAATTAATTAAAAAATTCGTTGAATCTGGCGAAAAAGCCAAAGCCCAAGAATTAATCTTGCACGAATTACAAAAACGCGTTGGTGGTGCCGGTCAAGCGGCAGCTAACGACACAGTAACTGGCGCACTTGATACTCTCGGTCAAGTTACTCAAGAACTAAAAGAAGAATTTTCGAAAGCGACTGGCATTACAGATATTTTTAAAAAATCTGTAAATGGTTTAGCAAAAGCATTTTTATGGCTAACTGAAACTATGCGTGGTCCTAGTCTTGAAGATCACATTACGACACTTGAAAAAGAGCTTGATGTTCTAGAAAAGAGCAAAAAGTCATTAGAAGAAAAACTCAGTAAAACAGATGATAGTGAAAGTAAGGATATTCTCAAGGCAAGAGATGAAAGCATAGAGTCAACAAGAAAAAAACTTGCTGAAGCTCGAGCTGAATTACAAAAACAAAAGGAAAAAGCCAAAGTTGAGCAAGAGGAAGCAGAAAAGCTTAAACAGCAAAAGGAAGATGAAGAAAAACAAGATGCAAGTCTTGCTTCAATTAATGCATTGAACAATCGCTTAAAAACGCGCAGAGAAAAACTCGATGCTCAATATGATAAAGACATAAAAATGATTCAGTCGCTCACGCTGAGCAAGAAGCAAATTGAGGAACAAGGCTTTCAAAACATTGAGGCATTGCGCAAGGCTCATATTGAGAAAGTGACTAAGCAGTATAATGCCGAAAAAGCAGAACTGGATAAGTTAGAAAGTAAAAAAGCCGCTACTGCAAAATCATCATATCAAGATCAGCTTTCTGTATTAGATCTTCGCTATGCAACTGAAACACAAAAGATTGAATTAAATCATCAGTTACAGATTAAAAAAATTCAGCAAATGTCTATCTCTGAAAAAGACGCGCGCGCGAAAGGTTTTTCATCTGCACTTGAATTACGTAAGCACTATCTCGCATTAGAGAATCAAGCTTTTGATAAAGCGATGACTGATCAAAAAGAGAAAATCAGACGTGAAGAACAAGAACGTTCTGATAAAGTGCGGTCGTTTTTTAACGAAATTCGCGGAAGTGGGAATGATCCGTATGTTCAAAATGACATTACTCGTGATGAACAACTTGCGAAAGCAGAAGAAATGCACAAACAGCAATTGTTAAGTGTTGAAGAATTTGAAAAAGCGAAAGCAACAATTGAAGATGCATACAGAAAGCGCAAAGAAGATTTAGATAGAGAATCTGCGATAGCGCAATTAAGCGCGGCCGCTTCATTGTTTGACGGATTAGCCGGTTTAATGGAAGCGACTGCAGGTAGAAATTCTTCTGCATACAGAACGATGTTTGCACTTTCAAAAAGCTTTCAAATTGCGCAATCATTACTAAATTTACATGCTGCAGTAATGAAAGCAATGAACGATCCAACAGCTCTTACACCAGCGCAAAAATTTGCCAACATGGCAGCGGTTGCGACTGCTGGGGCAAATGTTTTAAATCAACTAACAAGCATTACCCTATCAGGTGCACGTGCAATGGGTGGTCCAGTAGGTGGTGGCCGTGCATATCTTGTTGGTGAAAAAGGACCTGAAATTTTCGTGCCAGGGGCAAGCGGTCAGATTACTAGTAATGAAAATCTGAATAAAGCACTCGGTGGTGGATCTAATAAAACGGTTGTAATTAATCAAACGAATAACTTTGATTCTAGCAATTCAGATAATGTGGAACTCGCTAAAGTGGTGGCAAAACAAACAAAAGCGGTTGTGTATGAAGTGCTTAAAAATGAAAGTCGTTCTGGTGGAATGTTAGGTGGTAGATGATGACAATTGAAACATTCAAATGGAAATCACAATGGGGTATGACATCTGAAATGACAAGAAATGTGGATGTTGTGAAGTTTGGTGATGGTTACGAACAGCGATCATCAAAAGGACTAAATGATCTTATTCAAACATCCAATGTTATTGTCAGATTAAATAAACGGGTTCAAGAAAACGATATTAACGAGTTAAAAGTGTTTTTAGCAAAACATCTATCGCTATATGCGTTTTACTGGCCCCCACCGGGTAACAGCGGAAATATCCTCGTTGTTTGTGACAAATATTCCACAACGGATAATGGCGTATATATTGATTTCGAACTCACATTTAGACAAGTTTTTAATTAATGTGATCTATATAGAGTGGTTTTTCATTGGAGCAAATATGAGCATTTACGGACAACTTCAGCAATACGCCGCGCACGGTTGGATCGAATTGTTTGAGTTAGATCTCACTAAGTTTGGCGATATTGTCTATCGTTTCCACGATGGATTAAGCCCGTTAGGACAAGCAATTGTGTGGCAAGGGCAAGAATATACGCCTTATCCAGTGAAAGTTGATGGATTTGCAGTTGATGGATTAAATCCAGTCAGACCTAGTATTACATTCTCGAATCTTGGCGGTGCCATTACGCTAGTTTTAGCAAAACTAAAAGGCATTGAAGGGGCAAAGCTCACACGTAAGCGGACGAAGATTATCTATCTTGATGCAGTGAATTTTGAAAATGGCAATTTGACCGCCGATCCACACGCACACTTACCTGATGATATTTTCTATATTTCGCAAAAGACCGCAGAAAATCATTTAACAGTCAGCTTTGAGTTATTACCAGCGACAGACTTAGAGGGTGTGAAGTTACCGCGCAGACAGATCGTGGCGCATTACTGTACGCACAAATACAAAGGTCAGTTTTGTGGATATACAGGCGATAAGCCGACTTGCTCAAAAACGTTAGTAGACTGCAAGGCACATTTTGGCGAAAACGCAGAACTACCGTTTGGCGGATTTCCAAGTGCCGCGTACATGAGGATTTAATATGAAACATATTGACGATGCAATAGCGCACGCAAAACAAAGTTACCCGCACGAGAGTTGCGGTTTTTTTGTGCTTAAAAAAGGGAAATTGCAGTACGTCGCTTGTACTAATCTTGCGCAAGACACCGAAGAAGAGTTTTTGATCGGTGTTGAGGATTACGCGCGCGCGGAGAAAATCGGTGAAATTCGAACGGTAGTTCACTCGCACCCCGACGAAAGCTGTTTGCCTAGTATTGCAGACCAAGACGCGCACAAGGTCAGCGGTTTGGAATGGTGCATTATCGGTTTAGAGGGTGACGAAGTTTCAATGCACTTTATGCCGGCAGTGACTGCAATTCCTGATTTGTACGGACGGAAATTCATTCACGGCATGACTGATTGCTACGGTTTTGTGCGCGACTGGTATCAACAAGAATTGGGCATTGAACTACCGAACTACAACAGAGTGGACGGCTGGTGGAACGAGGGCGAAAATCTCTACGTCGATAACTTCGAAAATGCGGGGTTCTATCAAGTCGATGATTTACATGTCGGTGACATGATTGTAATGCAGATTAATGCAACCGTGCCGAATCATGCGTGTGTTTATCTCGGTGATGGTTTAATCGGTCATCATTTATACGGCCGTTTATCAAGTAAGGATGTATATGGACAATTCTATCGCGACAGAACAACACACATCATGCGACACAAGAAAAATACGGCTTAAAGGCGAGCTAGGCAAACGCTTTGGCAAAGTCCATAAGTTAGCAGTAAAAACACCGGCAGAAGCGATTCGCGCATTGTGTGTACTGAAAAAAGGCTTTAAAGAGTTTCTGTTAAATTCAGAAAAGCATGGCATTGTGTACCGTTTTTTAGTGCAGAGAGAAGAAATCGAAGGCTCGCCAGAAGAATTTCAAATGCAGTATGGTGCAAAGACAGAGTTTCATCTTATCCCTGTTATTAGAGGATCGAAACGTGGTGGAATGCTTGGGATTATTACGGGAGTGGCGTTGATTGGTTTAGCGGTTTGGAACCCTTTTGGCTGGGCGGCAATTGGCGGTACTGGAATTTTTGCTAGTACTGCGATCATGCCACTTGCAATAGGTGCATCTCTCGCACTTGGCGGAATTTCGCAGTTACTCACACCAATTCCGAAAATGGATGGGCCACAGGAACGACCTGATAATCAACCGTCTTATTTGTTCAATGGCGCAGTTAACACGACACAACAAGGTCAGCCAATCCCACTGCTTTACGGTGAATTAATTGTCGGTTCTGCGGTGGTATCGGCTGGACTGACAGATAAAGAAATTCCTATTAGAAAACAAAAGGGAAACAATCAGGGCAAAAACGGTAAGAAAAACTTCAAGAAAATTTCGGAGTGATAAATGCAAATAGTCGGTAAAAAAGGTGGCAAAGGTGGCGGTGGCGGTAGAACGCCAGTAGAAGCGCCAGACTCACTCCGTTCTCGCTCTTACGCAAAATTCATTGATGTCATCTCGTGCGGAGAAATTGAAGGTCCAGTAAACGGATTGCAATCTGTTTATTTCGGTGATGTGCAGCTACAAGATGAAAACGGAAAATTCAATTTTAACAATGTTGCGATTGAATGGCAACCAGGTAGCGTAAGACAAGAACGTTCTGAAATCTGTGAAACAAACGAAGTCACAACTGATGTCAATACAGAAATTAAGAAAGACAATCCAATTACTCGCTCGATCATCGCCCAAGATGCCGACATTGTTCGCGTGACTATTACTGTACCGGGACTAAGCCGTCAAAATAAAAGTAACGGTGACATCAACGGCACATCAGTTGAATTAAAAGTTGAATATCAAGCAAGTGGCAGTCAGTGGATTGATGCCGGCAATATTGTTATTAGCGGGAAAACAACAACGTCATACAACCGCGAACATAGTTTCAGACTAACTGGCGAGGCACCGTGGAACATTCGTGTTACACGATTAACTGATGATTCAAACAGTCAGACGCTACAAAACAAAACGATTTTCTCTAAATTGACGACTGTTTTTGAAGAAAAACTAATTTATCCAGGTGTGGCTTACGTCGGTGTACAAATTGATGCAGAACAATTCAGCTCAATACCCGCGCGAGGTTATCACTGTCGCGGAATTAAAGTAAAAGTGCCGTCAAATTACGATCCAATCACACGCCTATATACTGGCGATTGGGATGGCACCTTTGTTGTGAAATATTCAAACAATCCCGTTTGGATCTATTTTGATTTGCTGACTAACGAAGAATACGGAGCTGGCGAGTATATCAAAGAGGATATGCTCGATAAGTGGTCGATGTACCAAATTGCGAAGTATTGCGATCAATTGGTGCCGGACGGTTTCGGCGGATATGAACCGAGATTTACGTGTAACGCTTATATTCAGACACGACAAGAAGCGGGCAAGCTATTGCGCGACTTAACATCCGTCTTTCGTGCGATGAGCTACTGGGCAAGCGGTACACAAATGCTTGTTCAGGATTCACCGAAAGATCCGATGTATCAGTTTAACAACACGAATGTTGTTGATGGTCAATTTAGTCGTTCTGGCTCAAATATTAAAACGCGACACAATGTTGCGCTTGTAACGTGGAACGATCCAAAAAAATTCTTCAAGCAGTCTGTTGAATACATCGAAGATGCCGAATCTATTGTGAAAATGGGTTACATCTCGCAAACTGAAGTCGTGGCGTTTGGCTGTACATCGCGCGGACAAGCAAGACGACTTGGCAAATGGCTACTCTACACAGAACAGCACGAAAGCGAAGTAGTAACATTCTCGTGTGGCCAAGACGGCGCAATCCCTATTCCTGGTGAGGTCATTCAAGTATCAGACGTTCATCGCGCGGGCGAAAGACGTGGTGGCCGCGTTAAAACTGGCTCAACAGTCAATAAAATCATTCTTGATGCAGCGGTTGAAATTACCAAAACTGCAACAATCAGTATTGTGAATCAGGAAGGTAAACTTGAGCAACGTAACATCACGCAGCGCGGTAATCTAACGGAGATTAACGTCAATCCAGCGTTCACTTCTGTGACAGAAGATAGCACTTGGATTATCGCAAATAGTGACATTGAGCCGGAATTGTATCGCGTTGTCGCGGTAGTGGAAGGTGAAAACAGCACTTATACCATTAGTGCCGTAAATTACAATCCGTCAAAATTCAATTATATCGAAAACGGTGAGGATTTAATTGAATACGACACGACGAATAACACGCTAGAAACGGGCGTGAAAAACGTTGTGATTACGGATGAAATTTATCGTGGCCGTGGTGGCAGCATTCAAACTAAAATCGTCGTGAGTTACGAGCCGGCAACCTCGCTTACTTCACGTTATCAAGTTGAATATCGTGCGGGCAATGAAAACTGGCAACAGCTAGAGCCAACTACGCTAACCTCGGTTGATATTCCAAACGTGAAAGACGGAGTGCAGTATCAAATCAGAATCCGAACAAGTAACGTATTGGGACTGTGGTCAAATGATAACGACATAGAGACCTATGAACCGATCGGTAAGTTACGACCACCGCATAATGTGACGAATTTACGACATAAGGCAATCGCACAAGAAGGTGCATTTCTAACGTGGGATATTTCGCCTGATATCGATCTTGAGTATTACGAAATCAGAAAGGGCGATACTTACGAAAATTCACGGCTTGTTGCAAAGATTAAAGCGAATGAGTTCAATCTTGGCTTTATTCAAGCCGGCAGTCATAAATACTGGCTAAGTGCGGTTGATTCTTCCGAAGTTCGATCTGACGAACCTACACAAATCTCATTCACAATTACAGGTGGCCAAGTTGAAAACTTAGTCGCAGAAATTGTTGGTGATGAAGTATTGTTGACATGGAATGAAACGCAAAACAATTCATTTTCGACAGAACTTTACGAAGTGAAAAAAGATGATGAAGTGCTAGCATTAGTAAAAAGTACGTCGTTTAAGTTCAAAGCGGATTTTAGCGGTAACAAGACGTTCATGGTGACAGCAATCGATCTAGGTGGAAATCGCAGTACATCAGCGCAAGCACAGTTGATCATTCATCAACCTACACAAGTTAGCATTTCTCAACAAGTTATTGATAACTATGTCATGTTGCGCTGGAAAAGTGCGAAAGCGACACTGCCAATCATCTATTACGAGTTGAAAAAAGGCGACACGTTCGACAATGCTGAGTTCATCACTAACATTGACGGATTAGCGTTTCCTCAGTTCGAAACTGTTGGTGGATTGTACAAATACTGGATCGTCGGTGTAGATAGCGCAGGAAATCGCGGCGAGCCTCAGTTCACGCATGCGAATGTTGCACAACCGCCTGATTACATACTGAAATACGACTACAACAGCGAATACGACGGAGTAAAAAACGGATCAGATAAGATTGACGGTAAACTTTATCTTCCGATCAAAAACGAGACGTGGAAGCAACACTTTCAATCTAATAACTTCACGACACCACAATCGCAAATCAATGCTGGATTCCCGATTTATCTTCAACCAACAGCAATAAGTGGTTATTACGAAGAAGAGATGGATTACGGTACAGTATTAGCTTCGTCAAAGATCTCACTCACTCCAAAAATTGTGAGTGCAGGTAATTATGATATTAGCTACTACATCGCAGTAAAGCAAAATAAGGGTGATAGCTGGCGTGAACACAATCAAGCGTCTGTGTATGAGACGAATTTCAGATATTTGAAATTCAGAATCACAGTAAGCAATGCACGACAACCTGTTGTTATTGAGCAATTGAATTTGAAGCTCGATCAGAAACAGAAAACCGATGGCGGAACAGTGCAAGCTAACGCAAGCGATGTGAATGGAACGTGGGTAAGCTTTTCTACGGAGTTTATCGATGCGTCAATTCCTGTTCTCACACCACAATCTAAACAACCACTTTTTGCAACATCAGACTTTAAAGATGAGCCGCGACCAAAAGGATTCTACGTTTTCTTATTCGACAAGAATGGAAATCGCGTAAGCGGTAAGGTCGGATGGGTTGTAAAAGGGGTATAAAAAGGAGTAAACAATGGCAGATTTTAACAAGCCGACAGTTGATAGTCATTACGCGCAATTCCCAAATGAGATTAAAGCCGCAATTAATGCGGCTTTATCATTTCTTGACGGCGGAACACATGCAAATATTCCGCTGAAAGCTAAGCGTTGGAATCCAACAAGTAAAATATTTGAGGAGTATAGTGGCGCGCAGTGGGTGCCGATGGCGACAGAGTACAAGTTACCCGTCGATTATAACGCTTTACGCAATAAGCCTGTTCCGTCGTCTGCAACAAATAGTGACAGTGAAACACAATTCGCAAGCTCAAAAGCAGTGAAAGACGCGTATGACTTGGCAGATGAAAAGCAAAGTCCGGCAACTACACTGGCAGGGTATGGCATTACTAACTTCAAAATCGAGACAGCAAACGGCAACGCGAATAATTATAAAACAGATGGAAATTATTATTTTGCAAGCGGTAAAAATCTTCCAGGTGTAGGTGCATGGCATATTGAAGTAGTAAGCGGTGGTGCTGAAAACGCGATCAGACAGATTGCAAGAAAGGCTAACGATTCAGAAGTTAAAGAGCGATTTTTTAATGGTTCAAGCTGGTCTGAATGGAAAAAAACAGGCAGTGACGGCGTACCAGTTGGTAGTATTGTCGCTTTCCCAAAAAACATCACTCCAACTGGTTTTTTGAGGGCAAACGGCACGACGTTTAATCAAGCAACATACCCAGATTTATACGCTGTAAACGGAAATAGCAATAGATTGCCAAACCTTACTCGTTCTGATGTTGGTATGACAGCTTATTTTACAACAGATGCAATACCCGACGGATGGATTGCATTTGATAGCATCAGAAATACAGTAACGCAGCAGAAATATCCAGAGTTATATCAATATCTTGTTGATAAATATGGTTCTATTTCAAATGTACCGCTTGCTGATGATAGATTTATTCGTAATGCTGGGAATGGATTAAGTGTTGGACAGACTCAAGAAAGTAGTTTCGAGCATTACCACGGAGTTGGGCAGATTATTGCAAATAATGATGCGGCGATGATTATCGGTCAGTGGGAAGATCAAAGCTATCGTTCTATTGTTGTCCACGGTCAAGATACATATATAAATATCACAAATGCTACTGGCGAAGCCGAAAAAGGGAATCAGCGCCCGTTACGCACTGCGAAAGAAAACGCAAACGGCGAAGTTAGACCGAAGTCAATCGTTTTAAAGCTCTGTATTAAAGCTAAAAATACATTTGACGATGTGCAATTTTGGATCAAGGCATTCGGTGTTGTTGAAAATACTGGTGCTTTAGATGCGGGTACTCTAGCACAAGATTTACAACAACTTAGAACGAAGATTCTACAGATTGATGGAGCTTTTAATCAGAATAAGACTGAAACTGATTCTAGAATCAAAGCGATTGAGAATGAAATCAATATAGAGAGTAAAATCATTTGGTCGGGTAATGTGACACAGAATAATTCAAATATTCTGCAGATGTCTGAATCAGTTATTGGGAAAACGCTGACTTTTTACATGAAAAATTCGACAAATTATTCGTTAAACGATTCGAATGATCTACACACATGTAATCTATATATAGATAAATTGATTATGTCATCTAGCATTGGGAAAAAATACGCTCACGGAATAGTTTATTCTCAAGGTGCTTGGAGAAATATACAAATAGAGCTAGTTAGTGAAACGCAATTAATCTTATCAGATATTACTAGAATGTTTTTAAAACAAATCACAGCGATCTAGAGGGTGAATATGAAAGTTTATTTTTTAAAGTCAGATTTGAATCAATATCAGATTTTCCCAACTCCTCAAAATTTACAAGATTTCATTGAATTTGATGTACAAAATGAATCTGAACTTGAACGTAAGCAGCTTATTCTCTGCAAAGGACAGTATATTCTAGTTGATAGACAACCGTCTGAATTACACGTCTGGAACTGCGATCAGTGGGTTGTAGATGAAGAAAAACAAGCTCAACGTCTCGCAGAACAGCAAGACGAGATGTGGGAAAAAATCAAGAAAAAACGCTATGAAAACGGCTTGGGCGGTGTATATATCGCTCGAGTCGGCAAGTGGTTTCAGACGGGCGAGAAAGAGAAGACTAAGTATCTTGGCTTAGATAAAGTGATTGATTCACTTGGTGAAATTGATTGGAAGTGCTACGACAATTCTTTCATCAAAATGAACCGCACTTTACTCAATGAAATTTTTCTACAAATGGTCGTTGATGAAAATGCCGATCACATTAATGCAGAAAAACATCGCGCGGAAATGATGAAATCAGCAGAGCCGCTTAATTATGATTTCTCAACTGGCTGGAGTGCTAACTATGAAGAAGAGTAAATATTGGCTAAACGTTGCGATCGCCTTAGATCAGCTATTTAACGCGTTAACTTGGGGAAGTCCAGACGAAACATTGTCAAGCCGTGCGTATCGTGGGGCTATGCTTGCGAAAAGCCCGAAAAAGAAATGGAAATTCTTCCACACTGCAATTAATAAGTTATTTTTCTGGCAAAAGGATCATTGCAAGCAAGCGTATCTTTCGGAAGTTGAGAGACGGCAATTGCCGAGAGAGTTTAGTGAAGTCTGATAAAAAAGGGCTAAATGCCCTTTTTCTCAAGAATGTTAGTGAGGACAGCTTAATATAAGCTGGTTGTCTTTTTCAAAGACAGTATTTTCGTTAAATGTAATCGTTGGAGAAAATTCAATTTCATTTGCTGATAATTTATATATTTTTGTTTTATTTTGTGAGATAGATCACAAAATTGATTTTTAAAGTGTTGATTTGATAGTTTGACGAGATTTTGACAAAATAGACGACAATATATGTCAATAGATGTGAAGTTTAGAAGTGATTTATTGAGTGTCTGTGCGTGTAGATCGTTGATTTGTAATGTGTTTTAAATTAAGTTAATAAAAAGAGGGTCGGTCTTGAAAACCGGCGAGGGTTTACGCCCTCCGTGAGTTCGAATCTCACTTCCTCCGCCATCAAATTTTGAAAACCGTAAGTCGTTTGGCTTACGGTTTTTTCTTATCTTTACATCTTGTTTTCTTATTAACTATCTGGTTTATGATGTGATGTTGTACGAAAAGTATAATGGTATTATCTTTGAGTGCGATCACAAAAGGTATCGCATAGTTCCTCCTAAATGTTTAGTTGAGGAGGCGTACAATGAGCTATATTTTAGACCGTAAGAAATTTACGGGGGAGAGAAATGATATGCTGAATGATGAGGACAGTGTTTATCTCAGTAGGTTAATTACTTTTTATCTTGTGTATTTTTGA